AGCCCGATCGAGCTGATCGACCAAGGGCGGCACGGACTGGCATTACTGAGGCGTGTGCCGGTATTTGAAATGAAGGTTTCGGAGGGGCTGTGGCTGATGAACAAGTCGGCATCGCTGCAATTGGAACACTTTAATAAGTCGAATGCGCTTTCCTGGGCGCTAACGATGGGGCTGTTCGCGTCGCCGGTGATCTATTCGGACCAGGAGTGGAAGCAGGTGGTGGGCGAGTCCTACTACATCCAACTCGGAAAGGACGACCGGTTCGGGTGGACGGAGCCGGAAGGTAAGGTCTATCAGATCGCGGCGGACAACTTAGGGAATCTGCGAGACGAGATTTACCGCGTTTGTTACCTGATGATCCAGTCGGGTGACTCCGGCACGGGAGCACACCAGTCGGCAGTGAGCAAACAGATGGATTTCGACACCACGGAGGAGGTGCTGCTGGCGTACGGCGACACGGTAAAGGAATCGATGAAGCAGATCTTGCTGGCGATCGCAGCGGCGCGGCAGGACGGCGTCTCAATCGCCATTTCGGGAATGGATGAGTTCGACATCAACGATCTGGGCACCGAGTTGGACGATGCCCAGAAGCTGCTGGGCCTGGGGATCGAGTCCAAGACGTTGAAGAAAGAGGTTTTCAAGAGGCTGGCGCTGAAGTACTTGAGCGACGCAAGTCAGGACGTCAAGAATCGGGTGGCGGAGGAGATAGAAGGCGGGGAATAGGGTTCTCAAGGAGATTTATGGAAGGAATCGACATTCAAGCGATTGTACGGCAGGCGGTCCAGGAGTTTGCAAACACCGAAAAGACCAAGAGTGAACCTGCCTATAAAGCGGAGCTGGTGGAAGAGCGTAAGCGCCGTGAAAACCTGGAACGGCGGATGAACGAACTGGTGGCGGAGAACCAACGCAGCCGTAAAGCCGCAGAGGAGGCGGAACGTAGTTCGGCAGTGAGAGCGGAATTGCAACGTCTAGGTGTGGCGAAGATCGACCTAGCGTTTAGGGCGGTGCAAGACGGAATCGTGCGCACCGAAGATGGGCGACTGGTGGCTCGCGGCGAAAGCGGCGAAATGCCAGTCAAAGAGTATCTCACGAGCTTCGTGAACGAGAATCCGGAATTTTTGCCGGCTCGGATTGCGGGAGGGACCGGGATGACGGCTACGCTCAAAGCCCCGAACGGCGGCAGGCAGGCGGTGACGTTAGACCAGATCCGCCCGGGGATGAGCGCGGAAGAGATGCAGCGGGTACGAGAGGAAATCGTGCGTGTGGCGTCGCAGACCCTGCGGGGCCTATAGAAGTGCCGGCTAGACGAGCGGACGCGAGTCGCAGTGGCCGGCAAGAACAAAGAAAGAAGGAGAAAGAATGGGATCATTAGGAATAATTACCTCAACTAACGTCGCAAGCGCGATTGTAAAGCTGGTGGCGGCGGACGCCTTGCCGGTGCTGATCGGGAACCTCGTGATGGGGAACCTGGTGAATCGCGATTACGAGCCGACATTGGCGAACGGCGGCGACACGATAAACGTGCCGATTCCCCCTGTGATGGTAGCGAACAACATCCTCCAGGGCGGGTCGGTGCAACCGCAGGATCCGAGTCTGGGGAATGCGACGATCGTGCTCAACACGCACGCGGAAGCGACTTTCCAGATTCCGGACGTGATCAAGGTGCTGGCGGTGCCCGACCTGCTGAAGATCTACATGCAGCCGGCCGTGGCTGCGATCGCGCAGAAAGTGGAGACCGACCTGCTCAACCTTTACGCCGGCTTCACGGCCAATACGCCGGTAGGTACGCCGGGAACGCCGGTCACGGAATCAGTGATTGACGCCGCGGAAACGGCGTTGTTCCTGTCGAAGCTTCCACCCAGCGCACAGAAGTTCATCGTGGTGGACGCGGCGACGTATTCGACGTGGCGACAGATTCCGCGGTTCAGCGAGTTTCAGACCGCGGGCGATGCCGGATTGCACGCGCTGGTGGAAGGAACCATCGGGAAGATCAAAGACTTCTTCGTGTTCCGTTCGCAGTTCGTACCGTATACCACCAGCGGTGGATCGAGTCCGGTGACGACAACGCACAACCTGGCGTTCGCGAAAGATGCAATTGGCCTGGTAATCCGGCGACTGCCACAACCACTGCCTGGGACCGGCGCCATCGCGGAGTATGCCGAAATGGGCAACTTCGGGATGCGCGTGGTGATGAGCTACCAGCCGAACACGCTGGCGCAACAGTTCACGGTGGACATTCTGTACGGCTGCGGCATTTTACGGAACTCGGCGGCTGTGCAGATGTACACGTAGGCGTATCGCGAAGATCGCCGAGGGAGAGTCACTGCATGGTGGGGCGAGACGCTGTGAAAAGGTCTCGCCCCAGACGCCGGCGGGAGAGCCGGAGGGACAGGCAACACAGGGAGGATTGAATGGACTTGAGAATGTACTACCAGAAGATTCGCGATGTGGAAGCAACAATTCCAACTCAGTATGTAGTAACGATCAGCAAGGCAACGGACGACGGCGGCAAGAGCGGCTTGCCAGTGGAAGTAACGCGTCCGGTGGCCGCCAAAATGGTAGTGGATGGTTGGGCGGTGCTGGCGACAGCCGCCCAGACCACGGCGTTCCAACAGCAGCAGGCGGCGGCATTGAAAGCCGCACAGGAAGCCGCGGCCGCGGCAAGGGTAGAGGTCACGATGGTGTCGTCGACCGATCTGAAAAAGCTGACGGACGATGTGTCGAAGCTGAAAAGCGGATCCAAACCCGCGAAGGAATAGGCGAACGATATGGCCCTGTTCACCGACGGTCCCGTCTCGGGCATGGAAGACCTGACGGCGCAGGACACACAGCTAACGAACGTGGCGACCGTCGAGGGGATCGACGTGACCCAGAAGCTGTTTCTGGCGCAAGAAGAATTGGCGCTGGAACTGGCGACGTTGTTAAACGGTTCCAAGAGAGCCGAGCAGGCGATCTGGCTGGCGCCGCAAACCACGATCAAAAATGTCGTGGTGACACCGGCGCTAAAACTCTGGCACACATTCCGAACTCTGGCGATGGTGTACAGGGACGCATATTCAAACCAACTGAACGACCGCTACGCGGCGAAACGCGACCAGTTCGAGGAACGGGCCAAATGGGCGTACGAGAAGCTGCTGCTGCTGGGCCTCGGGATCGCCTGGTCGCCGGTTCCACGGGCAAGGGAACCGCAGGTGGTGAGCGCTCCGGGCAGTCTAGCCGACGGAGCTTACTATGTTGCGATGACGTGGACTAACAGCAAAGGAGAAGAGGGCGGGCCATCCGTGGTAACTACAATCACAACCGCGGAAAGTTCTCTACTGGTGCAACCGGCGATACCGCCCACGGGCGCCACGGGTTGGAACGTTTATGTGGGAACGGATCCGGGGGCGCTGTCGCGGCAAAATGGATCGCCGCTCGCGGCCGTACAAACATGGCTGCAGCCGAACACGATCGCGACCGGAGGATCTGCGCCAGGCTCGGGACAATCGCCGAGTTACCTGATGGCCGTGCCGCGCATGATAATGAGGGGCTGATGACGACTACAATCGGGAGCACGATCACGGCCCAGGTGATACAGCTTATCACGGGCACGAGCGGCGTCAATTCCTACCTGGCCGCATTGACGCAAGCGGGCGGGGCGCCTATCAACCCCTTGAACGCAATGCAGGTGCGCGCGCAGAACGTAGCGCCGGATATCGCCGATCAAAGTAACACGATGCAGTATCCGGCGGTAAATGTGTACTGCGAAAAGATCGTCAACAGCCTGGTTGAGAAGTTCCGGACGTTCTCCGGCAACGTGCAGGTGACGGTGGAGTTGCGGTATTCGCAGGACTGCCTGGACGGGCTTCAAGACGGGCTGGAGAATTACGCGGACGCGATCATGCAGGTGCTGAACGCGAATCGCGGAGACTGGGGCAACGGCATGTTCTATTGCGGCGAATACCAGGTGGCGTTCGGAGCCGTGAAACACGGCGGGAAGAATTTCTTGCAGGTGGCGAAGATCACATTCGAGATTGGAGTGAGCAGAAGCTAGTTATGTCTTCATATATTTCCTCTAACGCAAACCGATTCTACACGGCGCTGGAAAGCGCGTATGGACAGGTCCCCACGATCACAGCAGCTAACCGGATTCCGGCGGTGAAGCTGACAATCCGACAACAACGGGAAGTGACGGAGCGAAAAGACAAGACGGGAAGCCGGACGTTTGCGGGCCTGCCGCCCGGAGGCAGACGGCAAACCAGTTTCGAATTGCGGACGTTCCTGACGAACTGGCAGCAAGGGGCAAGCAGCCCCAGCTACGGCCCTTTGTTCCAAGCAGCGTTGGGCGCCGCTCCAGCTTACTTCGCTGGTGGGACGGCGGCGACCACCACGGGGAACGGACGGCTGGCATTTGCCGCGGCGCACGGACTCGCGGCGGGCCAGGCAGTGAGCAGCGGTGGAGAGATCCGGTTCGTGGCGGCGATCGTGGATGCCGAAACGGTCCAACTCAATGTACCGTTCACCGTGCCGCCGGCGGCGGGCTCGCCGGTGGGAGCCGCGCTCACATACGTTCCCACGACGGAACTGCCGAGTATCGGGATATTCGATTACTGGAGCCCGGCCACGGCGACCCAGCGACTGCTGTGCGGGGGAGCAGTGGACCAGATGGAGATCGGCGTGAACGGCGACTACCATGAATTCATCTTCAGCGGACAGGCGCAGGACGTAGTGGACAGCGCCAGCTTCGGTGGGAGCACAAGCGGGGCAGCACAGCTTCAGAGTTTTCCGGGAGAGCCGGCGCTGGGCAGCTTCGATTATACGATCGTGCCGGGCAACCTGGGCCAGGCATGGCTGGGAACCTCGCCGACGCAATTCTTCACCATTACCGCGGCTTCGGTGGTGCTCAAGAACGGATTGGATACACGGTCCAAGGAATTCGGTTCGAGCCTTCCGATGGCGATTGCTCCGGGCGAGCGGACGGTGACGGCGGCGTTCGAGCTTTTCAGCCAGGATGACGCCAACACGCAGTCACTGTACCAGGCGGCGCGACAACAATCGCCGATCAGCGTGATGTTCCAATTGGGCGAGTCGCAAGGACAGTTGGTGGGGGTCTATTTGCAAAGCGTGATCCCGGTGGTGCCGGAATTCGACGACAGCAAGAACAGGTTGCAGTGGAAGTTCCGACCGTCCAGGGCGCAAGGAACGGTGGACAACGAAATCGCGGTGGCATTCGGATAGCACGGAGAAAACCGCTCCTGTGGTGGCGGCTCAGTAAGACAGTTCACATTGAGGATTGAGGTTCGATGACCTATGAAAGTGTAGCGGTCGTGGAGTCGCAGGTGGCCAGCGGCGTGAAGTTTACGGTGGCAAAGATGTCCTTCGGAAGACGGACGGAGTTGATGCGGCAAGTGCGGGAATTGGCCCGAAAGATGGAGTTTCTGGAAGCGGGCCAGGACCCCGGACAGAAGATGGATGCCGCGCTGCTACGGGTCGAGATCGACCGCCTTTACGTGAAATGGGGGTTGCGGGCGGTCTCGGGGCTGGACTTGGATGGAATGGAAGCCACCCCGGAGTCGCTGGCGGAGACCGGGCCGGAGGAACTGTTCCGCGAGGCAGTAGGCGCGGTGCGCGCGCAGACGGGGCTGAGCGCGGCAGAACGAAAAAACTGATAGTCGCCTTCCACTTCGAATTCTCCAACCAGGCCGGTTGGAAGTGCGACATTTGCCGGAAGTCCGGCCTGGAACGAAAGCGGCGATGCGGATGGCTTCCTGCCGATGCAGTCGCTCCCGGACGGCTAGTTTGGGCGCGTAGGAACGTCACCCTCGACACATGCCCTAAGCCGTATATCACCGCGGAGAGCGCATCGCTGGTGGAGGAGTTCTTCGTGCGGCGGCGATTGCGGGCGTTGGATGGAGAAGAGCTGAGCGCCCGCCAGGTGGAGGCGTTCGTGATTTTGGAAAAAGAACTCGCTGGGGAGAAGAACGATGGCCGACAAAACGCAAGACACGCAACTTGAAAACTTCAACGAAACGGCAGACAGGCTGACAGCTAAAGGATACCTTGAAACCATGAAGAACGCAGGCAGACCACTGGCAAGGGCAACGACAACAGGCCCCACCGCCACCACGAAAACCCTCGACAAAGACATCGCCCCAGGCAGCAGCGCAGACGATGCGGAGGCGGCGAAGCTCAACGCTAAGATCCAGGCAGACGCGCAAATGAAGTTCAGCGCGCGCACCACGAATGGCAAGTTCCGGACACCACAGAGCAAGGGAAAATGAGTATCGACGTTTAGCTAGCTAGGCACTGCATCGAATTTGCCGGCGCAGTCGGCGGCGCCCAGACGATGCAGCAACTACGGAGCCGCATCGTGTGCGGTGCAAACGAACGACCGGCAGCGACGGCCGTGGTCCATGCTACGCCCGGCCGAAGCCGCCAGCCATGGGAGTCAAGCGATGAAACACCAACCGAAACGCCAGAAGACAGCAGCGCAAAAGCAATTCCTACCGCAGCCGCTCAGAACCCAAGACGAGGCGCAGGCCCTGCAAGACACCATCGAGCAGAACCAGCAATTCGACCCGGGCATCCCGGCCAGGATACAGGACGTCGACAACCCAGATCTACCATGAGGCAGCAACCATGGCAGGCATGACCCTCCAGAGCCCGAAGGCGCCGAAGACGCCGAACTGCGGCAGCACCGCTGGAGGAACGGCCGCGCCAAGCCAGAAGTCCTTCACCGTGCCGGTACCGACGACCGCCAAGAAGGCCAAGAAGACCAAGAAGAAATGACACCTACCGAACTGCACGCGATCGCACAAGCGCTCAACAGCGAAGACCACGCTTATATCGGCATCAGGCCGGCGGACGCCACACCGGGCACAACGGCGCCCGCATTCCTGCTTTCCGACCACACGGAAGCGTCATTTAGCTACCAACTAGCATGCGCCAGGCTTTACTGGCCAGCGTGCAGAAGATGGGCACTCCTCGGCAGCGACCAGATCAACCAGGAGCACTCCGACCACATGCTCAACGAATTCGAGGCGGGGCCACCGGCGCCGCCCGGAGTGCCGCCAACCCTCCGGACACTCAGCTCGGCCGACGTCCTCACCACCTTCGACACGTAAGCAAATGCCCAACACCACACAAGAGGAACTACTCCGACTCTTCGAGGAGGCGGCCGGGAGCGGGAGCGAGGCGGGAAGCTCCGACAATCTCGGCGCAGAGGCGTACAGCCTCACGGGCGCGGCGAGCAGTAGCACGGGATCCGACACGGCGCCGAAAGGAGACCCCAACCCAATCACGCCGACAACAACCCCGACGGGCAACACCGGCATCACAGCCGAGTCAGTGGCCACAACGGTTCTCGAAAGCGGACTCGGCATCGTGCCGATGATCGCGGGAATCATCGGGCTGTTTGAGGGCGGGCATGCCGCACCGGCCCCACTCACCAAGTACGCCATGCCCGACTCGATACAATTCGAAGGCGACACAAGCGGCGGGACCACGGGAATAGACGGCTTCGATCAGATGGGCATGCCGCGGGCAGACGCGACGCCGGACGGGGCCTCAACCGAGACAAGCGAACTGCAGGGCACGACCACGACAACGACCAGCGCGACACCAGCGAGTACGAGCCAGCCAGGCGCACCGGCACAGAGCACGCCACAGCCAGGGGAACCGCAATGGTTCATGGATCACAGCAGCGATATCGCGCGGGCAGTGCGTTCGGCGATGCTGAATCTAAACTCGATCAACGATGTGGTGAACGAACTCTGATATGGCGACCTTTCCCCAACTCAAGACGAGCGCGGTAGCGCAGTATCCGGCTAGCAAGTCGCTCCAGTTTCGGAACCAGACGGTTCGATTCCTGGACGGAACCGAGCAACGGTATCGCGACTCGGCCGGCCCCCTGCACCAGTGGGTAATCCAATTGAACGAATTGGATGAAAGCGAGATGGGGGCGTTTGAACAGTTCTTTCAAGATAACCAGGGACGGCTGGGAAGCTTTGCGTTCACGGACCCCTGGGACGGAACCCAGTATGCCAATTGCAGCCTCGCCAGCGACGAACTGGACTTGAGTGCGCTGGCGGAGATGCGCGGCAAGACGTCGCTGACGGTCATAGAGAACCGGAGTTCATAATGCTCGTGTATCCACAACTTGCAACGGGAGCATTGAGCCAGTTTCCAGTTCAGAGGCGCCACCTGCTACGAACCCTTGTCAACACAGCAGCGGACGGTACGGCGATCAAATTGGCGGATCCGGGGGCGGAAACGGTGGAGTGGCAACTGAATTACACCGCACTGAGTGATGCGGAACTGGCGGCGCTGCAGCAATTCTTCTCGGCCGCTGAGGGAACGCTCAACAGTTTCACATTTCTCGATCCAACGGCGAACCTATTGGCCTGGAGCAACGACCTCAGCAACGCGGTTTGGGACGCAGGGCCATTCCTTTCCAGCAGCGGGGCAAAAGCGGACCCGACGGGTGGGAGTAATGCGTGGAACGTGGTGAACTCCGGGGCGGCAGCGCAGGACTTATCGCAGACGGTGACGGCGCCTGGCGGGTATGTTTACAGTTTCAGCGTGTACGCCAAGGCGGCAGCGCCAGCGACGCTGACGTTGCTGCTGGGCAGCAACCGCTACGACCAGAACCTCGGTCCGAACTGGCAGAGGTTTTGGTGCACGGGGACTGCGGATGCCACGGCGTCGTCGGTGACTTTCGGAGTGGAGTTGGGGCCAGGCGCGGCCGTGGATGTATACGGCTTGCAAGTGGAGGCGCAAGCCAGCCCGTCGTTGTATAAGGCTAGCACGAGCGGCGGCTGCTATGAGAACGCGCGTTTGCGCGATGACATGTTTTTCTTTACGACGACCGACGTGAATCGCCATTCGGCAACGGTGAACATCATTTATGCAAGCCATCTCTGACCTGAAGGAACAGGCGGTCACCGATACACCGCTCATCGTATTCGACTGCGTACTGTCCAGTGGGGCGGTGGAACACTGGTGCACACATGGCGTGACGGCGGGCGGGAATGCGTACGCGGCGCGCGTGATCCAACACAGCGCTTTCGATATCCAGACGGCCTCCGACCAGGGAATCGACGGGAGCCCGCAGATCTCGATCTTGCTGGCCAACGCCGACTCGTACTTCTCGGAGATTGAACGATCGATTGGCTGGAAGGGTGCGGGCCTGACGGTGAGCGTACTGTTTTACGATCTGCCGAACAACGCCGCTCTGACGGATACCACGGTGGTGTTCCAGGGAATCTGCAATCCGCCGGACCGGAGCGACGAATCCACATTTCGATTGACGGCTATCAATCGCATGGGCCTGCAGAGGGTTTTCCTGCCCCAAGTGCGCATCGAGCGCCAGTGCCCGTGGCAGTTTCCGGCCACGGCAGACCAGATGGTGGAGGCAATCGACGGCGGAGTCAACGGCAAGTACTCTCTGTATTACCGATGCGGCTATTCAGCCGGACTTCCTGGCGGAACGGGGAATCTGAATGGGACCGAGCCATTTACTTCGTGCGGGTATGTGCGCACCGATTGCCAGGCGCGGGGTATGTTCACCCGATTCGGGGGATTGGAGTTCGTGCCGCCGGCAATCGCGGTTCGCGCATACGGAAAGGGCTGGTCCACCTCGGCAGTTTCGGTGAACCAAGCGGTCTACAACGATTATGTGCCGATGATTTACGGCACCGTTTGGCAGGCGCCGAAAGTGGTGTTTGCGCGCAACGACGGCAACCTGACGCGGATGGAAGTGATCCTGGGAATCGGGCAGATCCAGGGCGTGCAGACGGTTCTCGTGAACGACGTACAAATCCCAATAGGCGTGTCCGGCACCAACATGACCGGCACCGGCTGGTACAACGTTGAAACATTAGGAACGCGAGACGGCTGCTTCGACCCTAACTTCTTGGACTCCAGCGGCGCGCCGGCCGGCGATCCCTACGGCAGCATGGCATATCTCTCCGTGGTGGTCCCGAATCAGTTGAACAACGGCGCCTCGCTTCCGAGCGTCGAGGTGTTGGTGCAGGGTTTGTTGGTGCCGGTTTACGGAACGGACGGGACTTACGTTAGCGATCAGTTCTCGAGCAACCCGGCATGGATTCTGCTGGACGTGCTGCGAAGGAGCGGGTGGACGCCAGCAGAGATCGACATTTTGAGCTTCGCAGCAGCGGCGGCATACTGCGACGAGATGATAGCGGCGGTCGATCCGAACGGGAACCCAATCACCCTTCCGCGCTTTCAATGCAATCTGCTTTTGGAGAACCGGCGCAGTGCGGGTGACGTCGTCCGCGGCATTCGCAACTGCGCGCGAATGTACCTGACCTACGGGCCGGCCGGGACGCTTCAGGCGAAAGTCGAAAATACAATAGCGTTGGAGAGGCCCTCGCAACAGACATGGTCCAACAGCACCGAAACACTCAACGGCGGCTGGCCAAGTTATGAATTCGGGGACGGCAGCAACGGGTTTTCAGGGATCCTGAGAAAGACGAATGGGGCGGCGAGCGTGGTGCTGACATCGCGCAGCATCGCGGACACGCCGAACGACATGTCGGTGGAGTTTCAAGATTCGCTTAACGGGTACCAGCAAGACAGCTACCAAATGGTGGACTCGGACGATATAGCGCTGACAGGGCAGATTACATCCTCGACCTTGATGGCGCTGGGGCTTCCGCAGTACGATCAAGCGGCACGGATCCTGAAATTCAACCTCGATAAGTCGATTCTCGGAAACACCTACGTCGAATTCCAGACCAGCGTGCAAGTTTTCGGGGTGTCGCCGGGCGACATCATCACGGTGACTTACTTAAAGGAGGGGTTCATACGCCAA